AACATAAAAATACGGTCTTCTTTGTTATAGATAATAAGCTCATTACTTATTCGGTCAAAATACCAGATATGGCTCTTTAGCTCTCTTTTAATTACCTCGTGTGGTCTCTGGTTTAGGCTTTCGATATAGTCCATTTTATTCTGTAAATGTCGCCCCGCAATAGTTGCAATAAGCAACCTTGTTATAGTCGCTGTCGCCGTTGTGTTCGTGCCAAACTCTTAGGGGGTGTCTACACTTAGGGCAGGTATTCTCTTTGGCTACTTCTCTAATGGCATTCATTGTCGCCTCAAAGGAGATTTTGTCTTGAAGAAGGTCTTGAAAGGTTTCTTCTAATTGCTTCATTGTTAGCTTTATATTAACACAATTTACTTATTTTGTCAAGTAGATGTTTTAGCTTCTTGTTTTTTAATCCAGTTTTTTGCTTCTTTAATGGTTCTAAAGTATCCAGCCGTTATATTGGTCGGAGCGCCCCATTTCATTCCTGTCTCAGTTATATTCTTGAAATACTGCTCAACTTTTATTTTGCCTTTTCCCAAATCCCATATTTCATAATTGGTGGTAGGTGTTGATACTAAAGAATGAGGTTTAAGATTGTCAACTTTCATTGGCTTCCAGTTCATGTTAATGGTCTAACATTACTGCTTTTATAGGCTTCTGGCAAATTCTAAATGAGTATTTTTGTAAATTAAGCCATAACTGGCGTGATTTTTATTAGAAAGCCAAACCTCAAGGCTGTTACTGTTGATATCTCTTAGCAAATGCTCCCTATTTCCCAAATATTTAACATATTGATAGCCTTCTTTGGCCATGTTCCATTTATTAGATTGGTTCATATTTACTCACCTCCTTTTATTTATTTAGGAATTCCAAATGACATCCCCTATTTTCCTTTTCCCATTGTTTTAACCATTTATCAATTTCAAACCATTTAAGCTCAAAAGGAGAAGATTGTAATGAGTTGTCGTTAAAATTCCAAACAACCCAAACATTCCCAAAGTTTTCTGTTTCCCACATTTTTTTGCCGTGATTGTGTGCGATAATTCTTTTTGTTTCCATTTTCACCTCCTTTTAATTTAAACTGTTACTGCCACTAAACAATAAGTCTTGTTATCGTAGGGTTCTACAAAAACCCTGTAACCTTTCTTTAATAGTTCTAATTCTTTTTTTTCTATCTCTTTTTTAGTTCCTTGTGCTTTAATCATAATTATCACCGCCTTTTTATGTATAAAAAGTAATGCCTAAAAAGACAAAGAAAAAGGTTTGGGCTTTTCTTCCAGTTTCTGTTTCTGTCCACATATGGGGTTTCCAAAACACAAAGCCCTGTTTGCTAAAATTTGGTTTTTGTAACCAATAGGTTATTTTCATATTTTTACTGTCAGCCCTGTCATTAATTCCTTATCAAAGGTTGCCTTAGGCAACCAATGATAAAAAATCAATCTTCATGAAGCCCATTGAAAATTTCTTGCCAGTTCACCTTGTTTAGTTCAGTAGTAAGTAAATCGGTAAACATTCCCTTATCAAATAAGCCCATTTCCTCAGCCCAGCCCTCAACCATTTCTTGTAGTGCTTTCGGTGTTTTACATTCTTTGCTCCTCTTGTAGCTTCCCTCATCATTGTTGAGCCACAGATTAACATTCCAGGTTTCCCAGTTTTCCCAGCCGTTATATTTTTTGTCCATGTTTTTAATCACCCCCTTTTATAATGTTTTAAGTTCTTAACCAATTATCAAAAACAGAAAAGGTATAACAAAAATAAGAACACCAGCGATAATTTCAAGCAATAATGGCTCTTCTTTTTTTTGTCTTACTCCGTAGCCTTGCCTGCTATTGATAAAATAAAGTTCCAGTTTTTTTGTCTTCATAGAATGCCCTAAAAACGGTCAATAATTATTTTTTAATACTTTATATCCTCTGTGTTGTTGCTTAAGTTCTCGTTGGTAGGCTCGTTGCCTTGCGATAACAAGCCCACCCGCAAAGCCTTAAATAATTACTTGCCATTTTTTGGCGTGTTTTGATAGCCAATCCTCAATAGATAAATCGGTATATTTTAATGGCACAATTTCTTTTGTGTGTTTAAAACAGTCCCAGCAAGTAATGGCATTTTTTTCTTTATCTTTGGCACAAACTGGACAATAATCCTGTTTTCTTGCTTTTTCTTCTAATGTCATATTCTCACCCCCTCTTCCTTTAGAATTGATAGAACGTGTTTGTCTTCTGGTGTCAAATGACGAGGATATAAGATATCAAAAGCAGGTTGCTTGTCAAGATTGATTAAACGCTTGTCAAGCTTTGAAGACTTAAACTGATAATAATAACCAGTGTTATTATTCATTGTTAATAAAAGATTAGCACAAAATCTGTATAATGTCAAGTAGTAAATTATGATATAATAAAGGTATGCCAAAAATAAAAGTAACTAAATCAAACCCCTATGGCTTGTCAACTAAACAACGACTCACTATTGAAGATATGTTAAACGATGTAGAACAAGGTAAAGGATTAAAACCCGTCAAAAGCACTGCTAAAATTTACCCTACTAAGAACGCAAACATTGCCAACCAAATTGCTATAAAAAATATACGTAGAGATAATTTTAGACAAGCGCTAATAGACGGACTATTAAAACGCAAAGTAATAGGCAAAAATAGTATTATAGAAAAAAGATTAAATCAAGGCCTAAATGCTAAAACAGGCAAAAAGAAAGACGATTATTATATAAGGCTAAGCTACGCACAAGAGATAAACAAAATTGTCGGTGTCTATAGCCCACAAAAAACCCAATCCCAAAACCTAAATCTTAATGTAGATATATCAAAAGAAGAATTAGACAATAGAATAAAGCAACTACAAGAGCAGTTAAAATAAGCTATACCTAAGTTGTGCCTATATTGTCTTCTAAGGCTACATAGTCTAAAATGAGGTTCTTAACGGGTATTGTGCCTACATTGTATCTCATCCCTCGCCGCCTAATGCCTCTAAAACGGCTCAAAACCAAAAAGTAAGGGTAACATACCACTAAAAATGGGTAACAGCTCCAATGTTACACTATCCTATAGCATATACAGTATCCCATAACGTCTCATAGGCACAATCTAAGGCTAACTAACTGAGTATAATATAGATTATAATGATAGACAGGGGGGGTATATAGTGAATGGGATTACAAATTGAAAATTGGGCGTATCTCAACACACCAAATCGTAATATTTTTTTTAGAAATTTGTTCCGTTACACTTGTTGCGTTACAGGCTGTTTCTTGCGTTACACTCTTTGTGCCTGTTGCGTTACATACCTTCGTTCCGTTACACCCCTTCCGTTACATTACTATTGACATTTGTAACGATATGTGGTAGGATATAGATAATGTTTAATCTAATTTGTTCCCAATGTGGCAATAAATTCCAGTCATCTGTTTCTCGGTCTAAATTCTGTTCTCCTGCCTGTCGGGTAAAATATTTTCGTTCTCAGAAAAGGAAAGGAGAGCAGGTAACCAAAATAGCGGTCAAGAATGTTAAAGACGCCAAAGGAGAAAAGACTACCGTTAAAACCTCTTTTAAGCCTGTAGACAAGACCTTTATCCCTAATTGGAAAAGGTTAGGCTACAAGAATAAGGAAGAGGCAGTAGGGCACGTTATAGATTGTTTGTTTAAGAATAAGAAAAGAATTCTTGACGCTGGCGTTTCTAACGAAGCAACTTTTACTTATCAAGGCTACACAATTAAATTAAAGGGAAAAAAGAAAAAATGAAATATAAAAGAAGAAACGACATTTTTACGATTTCTGCTATTTTTGACCAAATTATAGAATACGCCTATAAACACAAAAGATTGCCTAAAACAATATATTTGCCACCCGAGGAATATGTGTATTTGCCATATCTTCTTAGTTCAGATAAGTTGGGTTTAGAATGTTATCAGCTTATAGGCATACCAATTAAAATGTATTTTGATAAGCAAAATAAAGAATTTAATTATCAATAATGATTATTAAACTTATTCTCTACTATTTAGGGTTCTGGATAGCGTATATGATTTTTATAAGTATTTTTGACCAATGAACTTTACATTTAGATTTTTTCGCTGGGGTTTTGAGATTGGTTTATTAAATCGCCGAGCAAATGAAGTGCAGGTGTTTTTTTGGCTAAGTATGGGATATGGTCATATTTCAGGCCACGATGCATTAGGATTGTTTTTGATAGCAGACTTGTTCAACTTTCATCTAAAAGAAGGGGGACTTTTCAGGTTTAGGAAGCACCTTATCCTGAAAACTTATAATATTAAAACAAGAAAATATGAAAAAATTAGGTAAAAAAGGCAAAGAGTGGCAAAAAGCCAAAAAATACTTAATGGCTCGCTATTTTAAGGAAGGGATAACAAGGTGCGAGGGCTGCGGTAGTATGTGGGCGCTTTCCTTCCACCATTTAGACAAGAGGTCAAGCGGCAGAGCAGAGCATACTTTTGAAGGAACTCGGCTTCTGTGTCCAGAATGCCATAATAAGGCAGAGTATAATAAGGAGTTTAATGAGGAGTTGAGAAAATTAAGATGAAAGATTATTGTATCGCTTGCCATCAGCCCTTACAGAAGTTAAAATTAGGTAAGGGCGTTATTTCTGTTATGGTCTGCACCAATTCCAAATGCCAACGGGTTGGCCTGTTGACTGTCGCAGGAGTAAGATTAGTTAAGAAGGAGGTGGGGAAAAATGAAATACGAACCAAAAGTGCTGATAAACCGAACAGGAAAAAGGGTTGAGTTTATGTGCGGCGGAAAACTTTATATTTTTGAAGCTGGCGAGAAAAAACCTGTTGAGGGTTTTGTTGCCTACCATGCTCTAAAACAGGTAAATACTGGGCTAGAGGAGTATGATGACAGCTTTGTTGAGCCTGCCAAAAAGCCTAATTACACCACAATGAAGTGGGCAGAATTAAGGCAATTAGCAAAAGGAAAAGGTTACAAGGTAGGTATGAAAAGAAAAGAGGTTGTCGCCCTTTTAGAAAATGCCTGACGCAAAATTAGAGCTTTACCGCAATCTCCTTATCAAAAAGAAGCTCAGGGGATTAGACGACCTCTATTTTTTTAATAAATATATTGTTGAGGATAATCGTCCTGAGAGGCAAAGGCTTCTTGTTCCCCACGTTCACGGTCAATGGGCGAGCTGGTTTGAGGGTTCTACTTCTCGGATTAGGTTGCTTCTTGTCCCCCGCTCTACTTTTAAGACTTCTTTTTTTACTATTGGTTGGACTCTTCAGCAGATAGCCAAGAACAGAAATATTCGTGTTTTAATTGCCAATGCTACGCTAGCTAATGCCCAAAGAATGGTAGGGGAAATTAAAGAACATATACGGAAGAACGAAACTTTTAGGCTTCTCTATGGCGATATGTATGACAAGCGGCTCAAGTGGAATGAAGATGAGTTGGTAGTTAAGGGCAGGGATAGGGGAATCAGGGAGGCGACAGTTACTGCCGTTGGGGTAGGCGGGAACTTGGTTTCGCAGCACTATGATGTGATTCTGGCTGACGATTTAGTTAACTCCGAAAACTCGGCTACTCGTTATCAAGCCGATAAGGTGATTGATTGGTGGCGCAAATCTCTCTCTCTTTTAGAGCCAACAGGAGTAAACCTAATAATAGGCACAAGGTGGAGCTATTACGAACTTTATTCCTATTTATTAGAAGATATGAAAGATAAGGTAGATAGTTATGTTAGAGGAGCTTATAATCCCGATGGCTCATTTTATTTTCCCGAGAGGTTTAACAAGAAAAAGCTGGACGAGTTAAAGAGACTCCACGGCTCCTACATATTCAGCTGTAATCCCTATGAAGCTCCCGTTTTGATGGCTGATTGGTTTTGTAAACCCATAGGGGAAATAAAGGCTGGCGAAAAGATAGTCGGGTGGAAAGTAACTAAGACAGGAAGAAGAACCTTGTGCCCAGCTAAGGTTATTAGGGTTTTTTCAAGGAAAGCAAAAACTGTAAATCTTCATCTGGAATCTGGAAGGGTAATTCGTTGTACTCCAGACCATCGCTGGTGGACCCAACGCTATGAAAAGTGGAGAAACGAGTATGCCCCAGCTGATGTTGGAAAAAGGTTGAGGTTTGTTGTTGACCCATACCTCCAAAATAAGAAGTTAACTAAAGATGAAATTGCTAAAAAGATGTTTGGGCACGGAGGAAGATTTGTTCGTCTCAAGGACAGGGTTGTTAAAATAACCAAAGGCAAAGAAGAAGTTGTTTATGCCCTGCAAACAGAAACAGGTAACTATATAGTCTGGGGATATGCTTCAAGCAACTCGTTTTATCTTAATAACCCCGTGGATGTAGATACTGCTCTAATTAAAAAGTCAATGATTAAATACTATGATAAAGCCCCAGACAATTTAGAAATCTTTACCTGTGTTGACCCTGCCATTTCCCAACGGGTAGTGGCTGACTATACCTCAATTGTTACCGTTGGCATTGATTGGCAGAATAACTGGTATGTTTTAGAGACAAGGCGGGGAAAATGGACGGTGGGAGAAATGATAGAAGAAATTTTTTCTGCCTATAAAAGGTGGCAACCGACAACAATGAGCATTGAGGTTGTTGGTCAAGCCCAAGCCATATTAGACCCTATTCACGCTGAGGAAGAAAAGCGTAACGAGTTTCTCCCATTAACAGAAATCAAGGCTCGCCCTAATCTTCAAAAAGAACAAAGGATAAGGGCAACTTTGCAACCAAGATTTGAAAATGGTAAAATATTTATCAAGAAGGATATGGACAATTTGGAAGAGGAGCTAATCCACTTTCCTAAGTCAAGGCACGACGATTTAATTGATAGTCTGGCAGACGTTAGCGAGATTGGCTTTGCTCCTGGCAAAAAGGAGAAAAAGGGGTCTGAGCCCAAAAGCAACCTAGAAAGAAGGTTGCAGGAACAATTTAGGAGAAAGAAGGTTTATGTTGACCCAGTTCTAGGAGAATTCGTTTGATGATTTATCTAATAGTAGTTGCCATTATTGAATTTATTTATATTGTCTATCAAGATTTTCTTAATCGCCGAGAAAGGGAAAAACTCCAAATGAAGCTGATGAGTAAGGATATCCAAGAGTATAAAGAAGCAACTGAACCAGCCCCAAAGCCTGGCAAAAGCGAAAAAAGTCCCTATAAACCAATAGAAGAAGTATCTATAGATAAACTTATGAAAGCAGAGGACAATCTATGAGCATAAAAATCAACAAACACGGGAAGTTGTGGAAAAATGCCAGCGATGAGGAAAAGATTGCTTTTTGTGAAGAATTGTTGGCAGATGCTAAGGCTGCTCGCCGTAAGGCGGATTTTGAGTGGTATCTCAACAAAATGTTCATTGACGGCGAACACTATGCCGCTTACAACACAGTTACTAACACCATAGAGCGTGCCCCCCGCAAGAGAGGAGAAGTAAGAATTGTCGTTAATAAGGTCAAATCAGGCAAAAGAGCTATTTGCAATTATTCTACCCGTTATAGCCCCAAATGGTCTCCTGTCCCCGCAGATATTGATGAAGAAACAATTGTTAACGCCCGCAGAAGCGGGAAGTTTTTGGACTATCTTTATCGTAAGCTCCATCTAGAAACAATGGTTAGTGGAGCAGTAAGCGAAGCCCTAGACACTTCTGTCGCTTGGGTAGAGGTAGGCTGGGACGATAAGGCTGATAATGGGTTGGGTGAAGTAATGGTTCGGCTTCACGACTCGTTTGATGTTTGGTGTGATTCACTGGCAGAAATATATGGGGGAAAGGTAGTGGGCAGATTTATGGCTAAGACGGTTAAAAAGCCACTAGATGAAATCGCCTCTGATGAAAGATATGATAAGAGGGCTCGCACTAAAGTTAGCGAAGACGATGAGCTCGCAACATCTACGCTAAAAGCTCGGCTTATCCGTAAAAGGCAGGGGGTAGATGAAAGAAAAATAAAGAGAGCTATTGTTAAGGAGTTTTTCATTTGGGAAGATACGCCAAACGAAAAAAAAGGAAATATTCGCCTTTTTACTTACGCTGGCGACAAGGTTTTAAGGGAAGAGCCATTAAACAAAAAAGAATATCCTCTTTACCTATTACAAATTCCCCTTGACCCGCTTCGTATTTACCACCGCTCTTGGGTGGCTGATTCCATACCATTAAATAAGGCTTTAGATAGGGCTGTATCCCAAAAGATTATGTATGTTAATCAGGCTCTAGTTTATCGGATAATTGCTGAGGTTGGTCACGGCGTCCATACCATTACTAACGAAAATGGCGAAATCATTGAGATAAATAAGAATAGAAAGTTTGAACAAGTGCCACCCCATCCACTGCCACAAACAGTTGACTCTTTGTCATCTCAACTTACCTCCTATATTGAGGATGATATGGGTAGCCACGATGCGGCCCTAGGTAGGTTGCCAGCAGGGGCAAGGTCGGGCAAAACATTAGAAGCACTCCAGGCGGCCGATTCTAACAACCTAGCAGGGGTCAGGATGGCGCTAGAATCATTTTTATCAGTTTTGGGCAAGGCAATTCTTGATGTTGTTGCCGAGAAATATGTT